CACCTCCGCCGGCGCAGGCCGCTCGCTGCTGCCGATCGAGGCCGCGGCCGCCAGCGGCACATCGACTTCGCCCGGCGCTCCGGCTGCCGCCTCGCAGTCGCCTGACCCGGTCTATTCCGTCGACCGCGCCCGGCGCGAGAAATTCGAGGCCGACATGGCTGAGATCCGGCTGGCCGAGGCCCGCGGCGATCTCGTCAACCTGGCTGCTGTACGTGTCGAGATCGCCAACCGCGTCGGGCAGCTTCGCGCCAACCTGCTGCAGCTACCCGCGCGTCTGGCGCCGCTGCTGGCGAACGAGGCCGACCAGGCCCGCTGCCAGGCGCTGCTCGATGGCGAGCTGCGCGCCGTGCTGACAGACATCGTCGATCCCGCGCCAGCCGCTGCTCCGGCGCTCGCGCCCGCCTGAAACACCCCCGCACGCTATGGGCTCATCAGACTCCGCACTCCTGGACGCTGCGCGCGCCGTCTCAGAGCTGCTGCGTGAGTTCCTGGAACCCCCGCGCCTCATGTCGTGCGCCACCTGGGCGGATGAGTTCCGCCAGATCGTCAAGGGCCCCGAGAAAGGCCGCTGGCGCACCAGCCGCACGCCCTATCTGCTCGAGCCCATGAACTGCACCGACCCAGAGTCGCCGGTGCAGAAAGTCGTCATGCAGTTCGCCACCCAGCTCGGCAAGAGCGAGGTGCTCTACAACGCCCTCTTCAAGCGCATCCACCTTGACCCGGTTGACATGATGATGGTGCAGCCCACGCTGCAAGACGCGAAGGATCACTCGCGCCAGCGCTTCATGCCGACCGCGCGCAAGATGGCCGACGTCGTCGATCGTCTGCCCGACATGCGCAGCCGCGACGAGACCAACACCTGGCAGACGAAGGAAGTGCGCGGCGGCGCCACGCTCTTTTTCGCCGGCGCCAACAGCGCGCGCAGCCTGGCCAGCAAGCCCCTCGGCTTCGCCGTGTGCGACGAGATCGACGGCTACCCGCTCGACGTCGACGGCGAAGGCGAGCCCGTCGCGCTTGTGTGGGAGCGCATGAGCAACTTCCCCGCCCGCAAGATGCTGCTCTGCTCCACGCCAACCCTGCGCGATTTCAGCCGCATCGAGGGCGAATACATCGCCAGCGACCGCCGGCGCTACTGGGTGCCATGCCCGCACTGCGGCGAAGCGCAGCTGCTCGAATGGGGAGCCGAGACCGAGCACGGCATCAAGTGGCTCAAGACGCCCACCGGCCAGGCCCGCGCCGAAACCGCCGTCTACATCTGCATGCACTGCGGCGCCGCGATAGAAGAGCGCAGCAAGACGGCCATGCTCACCGCCGGCCAATGGCGTGCCGAGGCACCCGGCGCGCAGCGTGGCCTCGTCGCTGGCTTCCACCTCAACAAGCTCTACAGCCCGCTTGGCTGGAAGAGCTGGGCCATGCTCGTCGAAGACTGGACGAAGGCGCAAGACGCCGCCCGCGCCGGCGATGTGTCGCGCCTCAAGACCTTCGTCAACACCTCGCTCGCAGAAACGTGGGAAGAGCAAGGCGACCGCGTCGCCAGCCACGAGCTCCAACGCCGCGCCGGCAACTTCCCGCTGCGCCAGGTACAGGCCAGCCTCTACGTCTGCACCATGGGCGTCGACACCCAGGGCGACCGCCTCGAGGCCTACGTCTGGGCTTGGGGCCGCGGCCTCGAGCGCCAGCTCGTCGACCGCCAGGTCTTCTACGGCGACCCGAGCCTTACCGAAAGCGAGGCCGGCTCCCCCTGGGCCGCGCTCACCGAATACCGCCGCACGCCCATCCTCCACGTCAACGGCCGCGCGGCGCCCATCCTCGCCGCCTTCGTCGACAGCGGCGGCCACCACACCCAGGCCGTCTACGCCTACGCCCGCGCGCACCAGCACGCGCATGTCTTCGCCGTCAAGGGCGCCAGCATCGCCGGCAAGGCCATCCTCGGCAAGCCGAGCGAGCAGGATGTCGACTGGCGCGGAAACCGCATCAAGCGCGGCGTAAAACTCTGGCCGATCGGCACCGACACCGCCAAGAGCGAGATCTACGGCCGCCTGCGCGCCACCGAGCCCGGGCCCGGCTACGTCCACATCAGCCGCCTGCAGCCGGTCGAAGTCTTCGAGCAGCTCACCGCCGAGCGCCTCGTCACCCGCTACGTCAAGGGCCGCGCCCGGCTCGAATGGGTCAAGCCCGGCGGCAAGCGCAACGAGGCGCTCGATTGCGCCGTCTACGCCCTCGCCGCCGCCCACTACGTCGGCATCGACAGGTGGAAGGAGGGCGACTGGGCCAAGTGGCAGGGCCGCGTTGCTGAGCCGGATCTGTTCGACGCGCCGCAGGCCACCGCCCCGGCCGCCGCGCCCCCGGACGCCATGCCGCGCCTGGGCTATCCCGCACCCCCACGCCCCAGCGCACCGGCCACCGCCCGCGAGTGGTGACAACCGCAACCGCAGCCACAAAAGCGCGCCCCATGCCCCGCCCAAAGAAGCAAGCCCCCCACCAGCTCGGCCCGGCCTTCGCCGATCCCGACATCGTCGACCGCATCTTCGACTACATCGCCGAGCAGTTCCCCGAGCGCTTCGGCGCCTGCCTCGACGCCAACTGCATGGCCAGGCTGAAGGACGCCACGCGCGCCGAGTTCGCCGGCGCCGAGTTCTACATCCCGAACGTCTCGCCCACCGAGCGCCAGCGCCGCGTCGTCGAAGTCCTGCGCCTCTTCAACGGCCGCAACGCCACCGAAGTCGCCCGCCGCCTGCAGATCTCGCGCGCCACGGTGTATCGGCTGCTGAAGCAGCCGGGGACAAGATGAAGCGCCGCCGCGATCAACCGGCCGATGCTCCGATGGTGTTCCCGCGCGCAAACCCGCAGGCGCTTGCGCGCTTCGATCCGGCCACAAAGATATGCACGATGAACTGTGGCCCCTCCATGTCAGACCAAAGGACCCGGGCCGAGCGCGTTTTTCTGTGCGACGAATGCATTGCAACAAAGGAGATCGAAATGGGATTCAGCCTCAAAATGTTCTTCGAAGAACTATTCGCGCTTATCGCGTCGGAAAAGCCAGATGCGGTGCGGCTCCAAGAGCTGTCAGATGCGATCGTGGCTGCGAAGCAGTACGCCGAGGAGCGTGGGCATTTGCGGTAGCCCCGGCGCCGAAACCGTCTCACTTTTCCGAGACTTGAGACACCCCCCCCTATAGCCTGCCCGGCATGGCTCTATCGCAGGCAGACCTTGATGCGCTCGACCTGGCCATTGCGTCCAGCGAGCTCGAAGTGCAGCTCGAAGGTCGGCGCGTGAAGTACCGCTCCACCGACGAGTTGCTGAAAGCACGTCGCTACATCGCGGATCTGCTCGCGGGCCCGAAGCGCACCACCAGCTACCACTTCAACATGACGACCCAGCGGGGCGATTGACGATGAAACTGCCCCAAGCTCACTGCGTTCGCGCCCCCCGAGGGGAGCGTCAGCGCCTTCGGGCGGCCGGGCGGCGCTGACATGGCCAACGTCATCGACCGCATCGTCGGCTACTTCGCCCCCGCCGCCGGGCGCGCGCGCCACTTCAACCGCGTGCTGCTCCAGCGCGCCTACGAAGCCGCCAGCCCGCGCGACCAATGGCGCCCGCGCCGGGCCGGCGCCAGCGCCAATGCCGACCACATCGCCGACGCCCCACGCATCCGCGCCAAGGCCCGCGCGCTGCGGCAGAACGTGCCCTACATCGCCGCCGGCATGAGCGCGCTCGTCGACGCCACCGTCGGCACCGGCGTCGTCGTGCGCTCCACCGGGCGCGAGGCTGAACGCGTCAATGCCGCCCTCGCGCTCTGGAAGGACGTCTGCGACGCCGACGGCCGCTTCGATCTGGACGGCCTCATTGCCTGCGCCTACGACACCGCGGAGCAAGACGGCGAAGTGCTCGTGCGCCTGCGCCCGCGCCTGCCCGGCGACGGCCTGCCCGTGCCGCTGCAGCTCCAGCTGCTCGAGATCGACTGGCTCGACAGCACGCGCAACGGCACCGCCGGCGGCAACCGCATCGTCAACGGCATCGAATACGATGCCCTCGGCCGCGCCGCCGGCTACTACCTGTTCGACGAGCACCCCGGCGACGTCGGCCTGCTGCGCTCGATGAGCACGCAAAGCAAGCGCGTCTCTGCCGAGTTCATCATCCACCTCTACACCGCGCAGCGCCCTGGCCAGGGCCGCGGCTTCTCGCGCCTTGGCCCCGTCATCGTGCGCACGCGCGACCTGCAGCTCTACGAAGACGCCGAGCTCGCGCGCAAGAACCTCGAGACGCGCCTGGGCGTCGTCTACAGCGGCGACGCCTCGCTGCTCGCCAACCCCGCCACCCTCGGCGGCGCGGCGGATTCCGACGAAGCCCGGCGCAGCGGCTACCTCGGCGAGCTTTCCAGCGGCGGCGTCACCGAGCTGCCCGCGGGCGGCAACCTGATGAGCGTCGAGCCCAAGCCCGCCGGCGGCTACACCGAGTACGTCAAGCAGCAGCTCCACCTCATCGCCAGCGGCATGGGCGTCACCTACGAGATGATGACCGGCGACGTCAGCGAGACCAACTTCAGCAGCGCCCGCGTGCGCCTGCTGGACTTCCGCCGCGCCGTGCAGCGCGTGCAGTGGCTCACCCTGGTGCCGCGTCTGCTCAAGCCCATCCACGCCGCCTTCATCGACGCCGGCATCCTTGCCGGCAAGTTCCGCGAGCGCGACTACGCCGTCGAGTACAGCTTCCCGAAGTGGGACTACGTCAACCCCGAGCAAGACGTCAAGGCCGACCTGGCCGAGATCTCCGGCGGCCTCACCAGCCTGTCCGAAAAACTGCGCCAGCGCGGCTACAACCCGATCGACGTGTTCACCGAACTGGCCGCCGATCGAGACAAGCTCGAAGCCCTCGGCCTCATCGACTGGCTGCTCTTCAAGGAGACGAAGAAAGAGCCCGCCGACCCGCAGGCCGCCGCCGCCGCTGGCACCGCCAACGCGCGCGCCTTCGACGCCCTCGCCACGCTGCTCGACCGCATGGACACCCGCCTCGCAGGCCTCGAGCAGCGCAGCACCAGCGTCACCGTCAACCAGGGCGACAACGTCGTGCAGACGCCTGCACAGACGATCGAGATCCGCAACGAGATCCCCGGCCAGGCGCCGCCCATCGTCAACGTCGCCGCCGGCGCCGCGCCCGAAGTGCGCGTCACCAACGAAGTACCGCCCCAGCCCGCGCCCATCGTCAACGTCAGCGCCGCGCCGGCCGAAGTGCGCGTCGTCAACCAGGTCGAAGCCCCGGTCGTCAACTTCCACGCGCCGGATCGTGAAGAAATCACCGACGTGCAGCGCGACAAGGCCGGCCGCATCACCCGCACCGTCAAGACGCAGCGCCGACCGGGCGGCGGGTAACTCCAGCCCAGGCGTCGGCCAAGCGGTAGCCCTGCATGGCAACCATCACCACCTCCCGAGTGCAGCACGGCAATCGCACGGCCCATCGTCGCCGAGCAAGCCTGCGTACACGTTTAACCACAGTAAGGAACTGACATGGCAGCAGGAACATTCACCCTCTACCGCGCGAATCTCGACGATCTGCGCATGCAGGACTTGACCGGCGCGACCGTCAAGATGGCGTTGGTCGATTCCAGCTACACGCCGGATGCCACCAACACCGGGCATGACGAGTGGGCCGATGTGTCGGGCGACGAACTCGCCAGCGGCAACGGCTACACCACGGGCGGCGCAACGCTGGCGAGCGACACCGTTCCGACCACGACCAACGGGCACAAGTACGACAGCGACGACCCGAGTTGGACGGCCAGCGGCAGCGGCATCCCGGCGTGGCGCTACGGCGTCATGTACGTTTCGGGCTCGCTGTGGGGCAAGACCAATCCGCTGATCGGGTACTTTCTCGGCGACTCGACCCCGGCTGACGTGCCGCTGACCACATCAGGCAACCCGCTGACCATCACCGCACCAAGCAGCGGGTGGTTCGACCTGACGCAAGCGTAAAGCGTGCCAAGATGTTCGTACTGAACGGCCCACGACCTGGCCGGGGTTCTCCGGTTGCGACCGGCTTGCCCGCGTGGCGCAGCGCTCTCACCGATCTGACATGGACGCAGATCGGCAGCAACAAGATCACGGACGTTAACCCGGCGAACGACGCGGCGATCAATCCTGTCCATCCGAGTTCGCCCGTATGGGTGCCATCTGGAGGGTTGTCGGGCGCTGCTGGCGAGTGGTCAGGCGGCGCGCTCGATGACGTGAACGGGCGCATGTGGTTCTGTGGTGGCGGGCACGCGGGCTACAAGGGCAACGAGGCTTATTCGATTGACCTGTCGGCAGATGCCCCCGCGTGGGCTCGGCGCGGGTATCCGTCCGGGTCGATCCAGCACTCGATTGCGAGCGTGGACGCGAATGGCGCCAATTCATCTTTGCTGACCGATGGCCGCCCGCATCAAGTCCACACCTACAACCTGTTGAGTTGCCTGCCGAACGGTGATCTGGTGCTGTGCCCGTCAGGCTACCAATGGGCCGCCACCGCGACCAGCTACGGGTATGTTTTCGATCACGCGGACGACGATTGGGATACTGCGCAATCGCTGGCCGTAACCTCTCGCGGAAGTGCGTCGGCGGGGTGCTCCTGCTACGACCCGGTGCGCGATGTGGTCTGGTGCTTCACTGGTGATGGGGTTGTCAGTTACGACCCGAATTCGAGTTGGGCAAAGACGGAGCAGTTCAACGCCAACGGAAATGCAACAGGCTACTACGCCTGCATGGTGTATGACAGTCTGCGCGATTTGATCGTCGTGTTTCTCGGCTCGGCTGGTGGCGGGTCGCTGGCGAGTGCCTATGTCGTGTTCTTCGACCCCGACAGCCCTACGGCGTTCACCATCGCCCCGCAAGACAACACGACACGATGGGGCATCTGCGGCGTGGGGTACGACGCTGCCAACGACCGCTATCTGACGTGGAGCCGGTCAGGGAATAACCTGACGATCATCACGCCGCCCGCCACATCGCCTGGCACGAATACATGGGTGTCGAGCACGCTGACTTGCAGCGGCACGCTCTCGTCGCCGTCGAGCAATGGCACATGGGGACGCTTTCAGGTGTCCAACGAATACAACTGCGCATTCCTGCTGAACGCCACTGGCGAGAAGTTGTGGGCGCTCGCATTGGGGTAACTAAGAATGGCAGCACGTTTCCCACAATCAGGCTCGTCGGTCGCGTACAAGATTGCGACGGCTTACGCGGGCAAAGTGGTCGCCGTTTGGTGGGCCGCGTCCGCAGACTCCATGCACCGCTTGTTTGCAGGCGACACGGCGAGCACGATCATCACGCGCAGCACTTCCGGCGCAGGGTTCGACTCGGGCAATGGAACCATCACCGGGACCATTGAGGGCGCGTCTTCGGGCCAGTATTTCAGTGATTACAAATCTGGCGGGCTTGGGTTGACGGAGGATGCTGCATTCGGGCTAGGGTTTTCGGCCTACGGCGACATATACAACGGAGTTGGCGTCGGCGGTGTCATCATTGGCACAGGCGCTCCGCTCGACATATTCGATAACAAATCGAAGATCCAGTTTACGAGCTACGATATTGCTGGTGGCATATCAAGCACAGCAGGAAGCGCCCTGCACTCTGGCAATATCGGAGACGACGTTCGCGCATGGATGAACTATGCCATGCGTTACAACCCATCGGACCCTATTCAAAAGTTAAGGTATTGGGTCAATGGTTCAGAGGATACCGGCGAGAGATTGAGCGCAACGGCGTCATCGTCTGCAAATATAGGCGATGCGTCGAACCCGGTTTATTTCGGCGGCAGCAAGGCTGGCACCGGCAACACAAGCATAGACCTTGAGTGCGTCTATATACATACCGGCTTGAGCGACGCCGAGCTTGCAACGATCACCGCTGATACTTCGGTACTGATCGAAGCGGCAGGCGGCGGTGGGGGTGGTGGCGCAGAAGCCGCAGCCAGGAACTATTACGCACAACTTAGGAGCAACTGAATGAACAGCTACCTCAAGCAGAGCACCGCGTCGCAGTCGCGCGCCATCGGCCCGTTCGTGGACGACACGGACTTCAAGACCGCAGAGACAGCACTGACCATTGCGAACACCGACATCAAACTCATCGTCAACGGAGCGGCGTCGGCGAACAAAAATTCAGGAGGCGGCACGCACCGGGCGAACGGCGTCTATGGCGTGACCTTCGACGCCACCGACACGGCGACCGTGGGCGAAATGCTGGTCAGCGTGGTGGTGTCCGGTGCGGCGCCGGTGTTTCACACGTTCACGGTGCTTGAAGAAGCGGTGTACGACATGCTGTTCGGCGCGTCGGCTACGGGCTTCATAGCAAACCACGCGGTCAACGTCGCGCAGTGGGGCGGCACGAACATCGCCACGCCCGACACGGCCGGCTATCCAAAAACAACGATCAAGAGCGGCACCGGCCCGGGCGAAATCAGCCTGTCGTCGGGCGCAGTGCTGACGCGCGCCGGCATCCGCAAAAATCAGGCGCTGGCGAACTTCCCGTTCTTGATGACCGACAGCACGAACCACAACCCGATGACCGGGCTGACGGTGACGGCCACGCGCAGCATAGACGGCGCGGCGTTCGGAGCGGGAGCGATTGCCAACATGACCGAGGTGTCGAACGGCATCTACCAGTGCGACCTCGGCGCGGGCGACCTGAACGGCGAAACCATCTGCCTGCGCTTCACGGCCAGCGGTGCAGATGACCTGTGCGTGACGCTGGTCACCGAGCCATAAAATGATGCAGTACCGCGCCAGTCGCGGTACCGTCATCGCATGGCGGCAGTCCGAGTTCGAATTGCCGGCCACTGGCACGGCAAGGCGGCGGCGTGGTTGGGTACTGTTCTACGGCGGGCGCAGTTTCGCGCCTGCGGTGGCGGCAGCGAGTAGCGGTGTCACCATTGCCCCGACGCTCGGGCACGCCGTTGCTACTGGCCACGCGCCCGGCGTCTCGCAGCCGATCACGCTGGCTCCGAGCAAGGGCGCTGCGGTGTTCGCCGGCTACGCGCCAGGGATCGCGCAGCCGCACACGCTCGGCCCGGCCAAGGGCGCGGCGGTCTATCTCGGCCACGCGCCGGGGATCGCGCAGCCGCAAGCACTGGCCCCGAGCGCAGGGCACGCGGTTGCAACCGGCTACGCGCCCGGCGTCGAGCAGCCGACCGGCATCGCGCCTGCCAAGGGCGCCATTGTGGCGCTTGGCTACGCGCCCGGCATCAGCCAGCCGCGCACCATCGCACCGAGCGCAGGGCATGGGGTGTTCGGCGGGTACACGCCGGTCATCTCGCAATCCTCCGTCATCGCCCCGGACAAGGGCGCGATCATCGTCACCGGCTACGCGCCAACGCTCTTGCAGCCGCGCACCATCGCGCCAAGCGGCGGGAGCGCCGTGTATGTGGGCCACGCGCCCGGCATAACGCAAACACCGGATGCGGCGGAATGGCCGGACCCGGCTACGGTGCTCGCCGGCATCACCTACGGGCCAACGGGCGCGGACTACGTTGGCACGTTTGCCGGCGGGTTCACTTCGACGCATGCTGCGCAGTTGCTTAGCGTGTACGAACGCTTGGGCCTTGATCCAGCCAATCCGCTCACAACGAACACCAATGCCGGAACGATCGTTGCTGGCTCCGTGAGCCAAACCATAGACGAGTCCACGCCCGGCGTTGTGATCGTCACGCGCCAGCCATGATTTCCGCGCGCCGTGCGGCGCTGTTGGGGCTGGACGCCGCGCTGTCGGCGATCATGATTGCGGTGCTCGGGTTGTGGCCCGAGGCCGCCGAGGCGCCTTCCGTACCGCTCGCCGGCGAGCCGCAGGGCTCTCTCGCCGCCATCGCGCCGCGCCACCGCGTGCGGCGCTGGCGCCGCCTGTTCGACGTGCCGAACCCGGCCGAGTTGCTCGCCGCGCTCGAGGCCGAGGACGAAGAGCTGCTGCTCGAAGCCGGCGCGCTGTAGGGCCGCGCTGGTGCGGCGCGGCACGCCCAGCGCGCACGCCCTCGCAAATCGTCTCAGTTTTCCGAGACTTGAGACAGCGCCATGCGCACCATGGCCTTCCATGACGAAAGCCACCGCAGCGGCAGCCAACCAGGGGCAGAGCCATGTGACGCGCGAGATGCCGATCCAGACGCGCGCCGCGCAGCTCGCGCCAGCCACGTTCCGCGAATCCGACAACTCGATCGAGGTCGTCTGGACGACGGGCTTCCGCCGCCGCGCCTACGACTGGAACACCGACCAGGTCTTCGAAGAAGAGCTCGACGTGTCGGCCGAATCGGTCAACATGGAGCGCTTCGAAGCCGGCACCCTGCAGGTGATCGACAGCCACGACCGCTACAGCGGCGTCAGCGCGATCCTCGGCATCGCGTTCGATGGCCGCATCGAAGCCGGCGAAGGCATCGCCCGCATCGCACTTAGCACCGATCCGGCCAAGGCCGGCGTCGTCGGTGACATCCGCGCCGGGATCATCCGCGCGATGAGCTTCGGCTACTCGGTCGAGAAGTACGAAATCACCCGCGCGCAAGACCGCACAGACGGCGTCAACCTGCCGCTCTATCGCGCCGTGCGCTGGACGCCGATGGAGCTGACCTTCTGCGCCGTCGGTGCCGACCCGAACGCCGCCCCGCGCAGCGCCGAAGAAGCCCTCACCCGATCCAAACCGGAGCACGGCATGCCGTGCGAATTTGTCACCCGCTCCCTGGCCCAACCCACGAAGGACGCCACCATGACCGAAGCCGAACTCCAGGCCCAGCGCGAAGCTGATGCGGCCGCCGCTCTTGCCGCCACGCAGCAACGCGCCGCGCAAGAAGCCGCCAACGCGGCCGCCGTGACGCGCGCCGCTGCCATCACCGAGCTGTGCACGCGCCACAACGCGCCGCAGCTCGCCGCGGGCCTGATCCGCAGCGACAAGACGGTCGAGCAGTGCGGCCTGGCCGTGCTCGAAGACATGGCCGCCCGCAGCAACGCCGGCGGCGGCAACGTCAACGTGCGCACCGTCACCGACGAAACGCAGACGCGCCTGGCCGGCATCGAAGAGGCGCTTCACTCGCGCGTCGACGCCCGCGCCACGCTGACGGACAACGGCCGCCAGTTCCGCAGCATGAGCCTGCTGGAGATCGGCCGCGAGCACCTCGAGCGCGCCGGCCTCAACACCCGCGCGATGGACCGCATGCAGCTCGCCACGCAGATCCTGATGTTCCGCTCCGGCGGGATGATGGGCACCAGCGACTTCGCCAGCCTGCTCGCCAACGTCGCCAGCAAGCGCCTGCGGCGCGGCTACGAAGAGAACATGCCCTCCTATCGCGTCTGGGCGCGCCGCGCGCCCAATGCGCCGGACTTCAAGTCGATGTCGGTCGTCAACCTCGCCGGCGCGCCGGATCTGCTGCAGACCAACGAGCACGGCGAGTTCAAGTACGGCGCGATGACCGATGGCAAGGAGACCTACGCGCTCACCACCTACGGCCGCATCGTCTCGCTCACCCGCCAGGCGATCGTCAACGACGACCTGCGCGGCTTCGACCGCCTCGTCGGCGCCTTCGGCAACAGCGCCGCGCGGCTCGAGAACCGCACCGTCTACGGCATCCTCACCACCAACGCCAACATGGGCGACGGCGGCGCGCTCTTCAACGCCACCGCCGTCACCACGGCCGGCGGCCACGCCAACCTGACGAGCTCGGGCACCGCCATCAGCGTCACTTCGCTCGGCGTCGGGCGCGCCAACATGCGCGCCAAGAAGGGCCTGCAGAGTGAGGAGCTCAACCTCACGCCGAAGTACCTGATCGTCCCGGCCGGGCAAGAGCAGCTCGCGTATCAGTACACCAGCAGCCAGTTCGTGCCTGCCACGTCGTCGGCGGTGAACGAATTCCGCGCCGGCGGCCGCACCGCGCTCGAGCCGGTGGTCGAGGCCATCCTCGACGCCAGCAGCGACAAGTCCTGGTACCTGGCCGCCGACAGCGGCGCGATCGACACCGTCGAATTCTGCTACCTCGACGGCGCCGAAGGCCCGGTCATCGAAAGCGAAGTCGGCTTCGAAGTGGACGGCATTTCCTACAAGTGCCGGCTCGACTTCGCCGCCAAGGCGATCGACTGGCGCGGCCTCTACAAGAACGTCGGCGCCTGATCGGCGCCTGACGCTTGCGGCTGCCACCCACGCCTGACATCCACCTGCCCACCACCCGGAGCATTTCACCATGATCAATTACGTGCAAGACGGCGACACGCTCGACCTCGACGCCGGCGCCACCGTGGCGTCGGGTGTCGGCCACCTGTTCGGCGCCGCGCTTTTCGGCGTTGCCTGCGTCGATGCCGTCAGCGGCACCGCCAGCTCGTTCCAGACCAAGGGCGTCGTCGAGATCGCCAAGACCTCGGCGCTCGCCATCAGCGTCGGCGACGTGCTGTATTGGGACGCCACCAACAGCGTCGTCAACAAGACCACCAGCTCGCAGCGCGCCGTCGGCGTTGCCGTCGCCGGCGCTGCCAACCCGAGCGCCACCGTGAAGATGCGCCTCGGCGTAGGCACGCTGGCCGGCACCTGATCACGAAGTGATCTGCATCACCGAGCGCCTGCGCCGCTGGCTGCTGGCGCCGGTGATCACCCTGCAACAGGAGCTCGCCATGAACCAGCAAGAACTCGCCGACCAGCTCACCGCACTCGGCACCACCGTCGAGAAGATCGGCACCGAGACCACCGGCCTGATCGACGCCGTCGCGGCCCTGCAGGCCGCGCTCGACGCCGCCGGCGAAGTGAGCCCCGAAGTGCAGGCCGCGCTGGCCGACGTGCAAGCGCGCGTCAAGGCCGTCGACGACCTGGTGCCTGACGCACCAGGCGACGCACCCGACGCGCCGCCGGCCGAAGGCTGAGCCCCGCCGCACCACGCAACCCGAGCCCGCAACGAGCCCGCCATGAGCTTCGCCGCCATCGAGGCCCGCGCCACGTCAGCCGTCTTCAAGGTGCTGACGAACGCAACCGCGACCTTCCCCGCCATCGGCGCGGCTGACCCGGTCGTCGCCGATGTCGTGTTCGACGCCGCGCTCGGCACCATCGACGACAACGGCATCCAGACGCTGCAGCCGAGCTTCATGGCCAAGGCCGAAGTCGCCGTGCTCGCCGCCGAGGGCATGACGCTCACTCTCGACGCCGCGCCGCTCTCCATCGTCGCCGCGCCCTACAAGGTGCGCGCCGTCATTCCGCAGGCCGAGGGCGCGATGAGCCGCGTCATCCTCGCCAGCGGCGCCTGAGCCATGGCGCTCGCCGCGGCGCAGGTCGTGGCCGCGATAGCGGCCCGCATCCCCGGCACCGCGTACACCTCGCGCATGTGGCCGATCGCCGAGGCCGCGCTGCCCGCCTGGCGCGTCATCGCCGCTGGTGAAGACATCACCGCCGAGACGCTCGCGCCCGACGCGCTGCAAAAGCACGAGCTCGCCGTCGAGCTGCGCGGCTACGCATCCGCCACCGCCAACCTCGACGCCGCACTCCACGCGCTGACGGCCGGCGCGCTCGCCGCCATCTTCGCCACCGCGCCGCAGGTGCCGCCCGATGCGCTCGACGCGCTGCACAGCGCCGGCCTGGCGCAGATCGAGCTGCGCCACATCGAGCGCGACCTGACGAGCGAAGCGCAGGCCACCGTCGGCGTCGTCACGATCACCCTGCAGGCGCTGTTCTTCACCCAGGCGAGCGCGCCCGAAACCATCTTCAACTGACCCACCGCAAAGAGGCCCATCATGTCCAAGACCCTAGCCGTCGGCACCACCGTCCAGATCGCCAGCACCTACGGCGCGGCGAAGGCGGTCAGCGCCATCTCCAACGCCAACCCGGCCGTCGCCACCCTCGAGGCCTCGCACGGCGTCATCGTCGGCGACATCGTGCACCTCAGCTCCGGCTGGGGGCTCGCCGACAACCGCGTCTTTCGCGCGTCGGTGGTGAACGTGAACGACGTGACGCTCGAAGGCTTCAACACCCTCGACACCGACCTCTACCCCGCCGGCACCGGCGTCGGCAGCGTGCGCGAGATCACCGCCTTCACCGAAATCACGCAGATCACGCGCCAGTTCCAGGTGAGCGGCGGCGAAACCGCATACGCCGACGTGTCCGATCTGAAAGACCGGCAGGACAAGAAGATCCCCGTCAGCCGCGGCGCCGTCGACGTGCAGCTCCCCGTCTACGACGACCCGACGCTCGCCTTCTACGCCGCCATCAACGCGGCCGATGCGACCGAGACCGGCGGCGCCTTCATCTACCCGAACGGCCGCAAGGTCTACTTCACCGGCTTCTGGACGGTCGGCGACGTGGCGACGGTCGAAGACAGCACGCTGCGCAACCGGGTCGACATCACCTTCGCCTCGCGCCCGACGAGCTACGCGAGCTGATCGCGCAAAAGGGCTGATCCGTGGAGTTCATCAACGCGCGCGACGTTGCCGCGCCGGTGCTGCCATTCGAGCGCGTCGACTGCGAAGCGCTCGGCGGTGCCGTCAAGGTGCGCTCGCTCGGCCTGGCCGAGCGGCGCGTCTTCCAGCGCACCGTCGAGCGCCTGCGTGTCGAGCAGTACGGCAGCGAAGAGGCTGCCCGCAGCGCCAGCAACGCCAGCGACGGCGAAGTCGTCGTCTACAAGGCGATGGCGCACCTGCTCGCGGCCACCGTGCTCGACGGCGCCGACCAGCCCGTCTACTCCGTCGCCGGCTGGAACGTGTTCGGCCGCATGCACGAAGCGATCGTGTTCGAGCTCTTCGACATCGCCTGGCGCATTTCCGGCCTGAGCGGAGACGAGGCCAAAAAAAACTAGACGCCGAGCCCGAACTGGCCTTCGCCATCGAGCTTGCGCAACGGCTCGGGCGCACCCTGGGCGAACTGGAGCAGACGATGACCAGCGCCGAATTCTCCCTCCACCTCCAGCTCGAGCTGCAGCGCCGCGGCCAGGCCGAAGCCGCGCCGGCCGCGTCGGACGGCAGCGAGTGGGATGAATAGCCGTGGCTGACCAGCAAGCCCGGATCGTCATCAGCGGGGAGGACCGCTCCCGCGCCGCGTTCGCCAGCGCGCAGCGCAACCTCGGCAACCTCGAAAAGGGCATCACCCGGCTGAACACGCTGCCGCTGGCGCTCGGCGCTATCGGCGCGGCCGTCGCGGCCGTCGCGGCCTCGTTCGAGCTGATCAACCCGAGCGCGATGATCGCGCTCGGCGACGAGCTCGGCAAACTCAGCCAGCGCACCGGCATCGGCGTCGAAAAGCTCGACGCGCTGCGCTACGCTGGCAAGCTCGCCGATGTCGAGTTCGGCGCGATGGAAAAGACGCTCGCGCGCCTGAACGTCAACATCGCCGCCGCCGCCGCGGGCGAAGAAGAGCAGGCCGACGCCTTCCGCAAGATGGGCGTCGCCGTCGTCGACGCCAACGGCAAGGTGCGCAACCAGTACGACGTGCTGCTCGACGCGGCGGACGCGCTCAGCGGCTACGAAGACGGCGCCAACAAGGTCGCCCTCGTCAACGCCGCGATGGGCAAGAGCGGCGTCGCGATGATCCCGCTGCTCAATGGCGGCTCGGCCGCGATCCGCGAATCCGCCGACGAGCTCGAGCGCCTGCGCGGCACGATGGACACAGAGTTCGCGCGCCGCTCCGAGCAGTTCAACGACAACATGACCAAGCTCGGCGTCGCCGCCGAGCGGCTCAAGCTGAGCATGGCATCGGGTGTGCTGCCCTATCTGGTGCAGTACTCCGAAGAGGCGGTCGCAGCGGCAAGGAACAGCGATCTGCTCGCCTTCTCGATGCGCAAGGTCGGCGACCTCTTCAGCGGCAAGCTCACGCGCGATTTCGTTGCCGCCGCGGTCGGCGACGCGCCGAAGCCCGAAGGCACCTGGGACGCGCCGCCAAAACCAAAAACCGAAGCGCCCGCGCTCGACGCCCCAGGCTCCGGCACCGGCAAGGCCGGCGCCAAGGCCGCCGCC